CCCATGTGCTAGTAAGTTGATTGATAGACAATTGGAAGTTGTAAAAGATTCAAACATGTCATTACAGATACATACCAACGGTAGCCTTAGAACAGCAAATTGGTGGGCGAGCCTAGCCAAAAAGTTTGGCGATAAGTTATCTGTGTGGTTTGCAATAGATGGTTTGGAGGATACTCATAAAATCTACAGGCAGGCCACCGACTGGAATAAGATAATTGACAATGCAAAATCATTCATAAATGCGGGAGGGAACGCTGTTTGGCAATTTATACCCTTTGCTCACAATGAACATCAGATCAAAGATTGTATGAAAATGTCGACAGCACTAGGATTCTCAAAATTTGAATTCGTAAAAGATGCCAGATATTTTAACGAGTCGTATGATTACAGATCAGGAAATCCTGTGGAGATTAAACCATGGAGCAAACACCAAACCCAGTGGACAAGGAAAGGTCAAATACTGAATAAGACAACTGGAAATAAAATAGTAAAGAAAATAGTTGAAAAAAAGAATTGTATGCACCTGGCTTTGTCAAGTTTATTTTTGAACGCATCAGGAATTATTGCACCTTGTTGTTATTTTGGACAAACTCCAGTAGTAGAAGGACAAATTGAAAAATCTATTGACACAAAGTCGTATATAAAAACTTGTTTGCTTTGTTGTGGTAGTTAAAGACAATATTACCAATAATAGTAGTAGACATTAGATAAATATAGTTGTATATTATATACTATATGTCTAATATACACTTAGGCAAACTAAAACAAACATAGGCACAATAAAGGAGGCTTACATTATGGCATCATTGGCTGAAATAAGAGCGAAGTTGAAATCTCAAGAAGTGAATCGCTCCACTTCCAACACAGGCGGAGACAACGCCATCTATCCACATTGGAACATATCAGAAGGATCAGAAGCAGTGGTCAGATTCTTACCAGACAAGGACGAGACCAACACATTCTTCTGGACTGAGAGGAACATGATCAAATTACCTTTCGCAGGTATCAAAGGTCAGACTGATTCCAGACCAGTTACAGTGCAAGTACCTTGCATGGAGATGTATGGCAAGACTTGCCCAGTACTAACAGAAGTTAGACCATGGTTCAAAGACAAGAGCATGGAAGACATGGGCAGAAAATATTGGAAAAAGAAAAGTTATATTTTCCAAGGTTTCGTCACAACAAATCCACTAGCAGAGGACTCAACTCCTGAGAACCCAATCAGAAGATTCATAATTGGACCTCAGATCTTTAACATTATCAGAGGAGCATTGATGGATCCAGAGATGGAAGAAATGCCAACTGATTACGTGAAAGGCGTGGACTTCAGAATCACCAAGACTACAAAAGGTGGTTATGCTGATTACTCAACATCAAAATGGTCAAGAAGAGAACGTGCATTAGACGAGGCAGAGAGAGCCGCAATCGAAACACATGGTTTACACAACCTAGGTGACTTCAGACCAAAAGAGCCAACAGAAGCAGAGGTTAAGATAATCGCAGAACTATTTGCGAAATCTGTGGAAGGTGAGGCTTATGATCTCGAGCAGTATGGACAGTACTTCAGACCGGCGGGCGTGGCTTACCAAGGTAAACCACAGGTAGCAGTACCAACGGCATCGGCTCCAGCGGCGACACCAGTGGCAGAAGCGGCACCAACAGCGGCTCCGGTTACAGAAAGTGCACCAGCACCACAACCTGAGGCGGCTCCGGCAACGGCGGCCCCGGCGGGCGACAGTGCCAAGAGAGCAGAAGACATCTTGAAGTTAATTAGATCAAGACAAGCAAAATAATCTGACATTTTACCAAGGCCCTAATATTGACGTTAGGGCCTAGGTATGCTAAAATAGATGACACAAAGGACAAAATTATGACAAAAGTATTTGACGCAACAAAGTTTAGAAAGAGTATCACAAAGTCTATACAAGGCTTAGGCATAGGATTCAGCGATCCTACAGACTGGATCTCGACAGGAAATTACGCATTGAACTATTTGATGACCAGTGATTTCAACAAAGGAATTCCGCTAGGTAAGGTAACTGTACTTGCAGGCGAGTCAGGAGCAGGTAAAAGTTACATAGCATCAGGTAACATAATCAAGAATGCACAAGAGCAAGGAATCTTCGTTATTCTAATCGACACAGAGAACGCACTAGATGAGAAATGGTTGCAGGCATTGAAAGTGGACACATCAGAAGACAAACTTTTAAAATTAAGTATGTCAATGGTTGATGACGTGGCAAAAACTGTTTCAGAGTTCATGAAAGGTTACAAAGAGCAACACGCAGATAACAAAGAAGGTGCACCTAAAGTGCTATTCGTTATAGACAGTCTAGGCATGATGCTTACACCAACAGACGTTAATCAGTTTGAAGCAGGTGACATGAAAGGTGATTTGGGTAGAAAACCCAAGGCCTTGACAGCACTCGTGAGAAACTGTGTGAACATGTTTGGTAGTTGGAACGTGGGACTTATAGCAACCAATCACACATACGCATCGCAAGATATGTTCGATCCGGATGACAAGATATCAGGCGGACAAGGATTTATCTATGCATCAAGTATTGTTGTTGCAATGAAAAAACTAAAACTTAAAGAAGACGAAGCAGGTAACAAGGTCTCAGACGTGAGGGGTATCAGAGCCGCTTGTAAGGTAATGAAAACTAGATATGCTAAACCGTTTGAAGGTGTGCAGGTCAAGATACCTTATGACACAGGAATGGATCCATACAGTGGCCTAGTCGAGTTATTTGAGAAAAAAGGTTTGCTAGTACAGACAGGAAACAGATTGAAGTATATTGATTCTAAAGGAAAAGAACATATCGATTTCAGAAAACAATGGACCGGTGATAAATTAGATATGATAATGGCGGAGTTCAAAGACGAAGCACCTGTAGAAGAGGTGGAAGATATTGATGCTCCCGTCGAAGTAGAAACAAAAACAAAGAGTAAAAAAGAAGAGTAATGATAGACTTTACACACGAGGACATCGAAAGGTTATGGAACTCCATAACACACTACGTTCCAGAGAGACAGAAACTGGATTGTGCCATAGACTTCATCAAAAGCCTAGAGGACATAGGAGTGGAGCACGACGAGATCAAGGCGTCTGCTGAATACGATCCCAAATTAGAAGAAGCGATCAACACTGTGTTCGAGGAAGACGAAGAGTCAGACGGATACGGCGAAGATGATTAATTGGTACAACGAAGTCAGCAGGAACCTAGACAAGATACCAGACTGCGTGGCATACTTCGACAAGGAATTGATCGAAGCCAGGAAGCAGTGCAAGATATACGGTAACCTGGAAAGGGCCAGTGCGTCACTGCCAGGCATAGTGGAAGAGAGATTCAGCCAACTGCAACAACTAGAAGCGATTTTGGAATACCTAAACATAGAGTTGAGGAGACTGAGATCAAAGACTTTCAGGAAATACTTAGAAAATTACAACAGAGCACTATCGAGCAGAGATGCAGAGAAGTATGTAGACGGTGAGGACGATGTTGTCGACATGGACAAGATCATTAACGACTTCGCACTAATCAGAAATCAATGGCTGGGCATAACCAAAGGACTGGATCAAAAACAATGGCAGATAACAAACATTGTCAAACTGAGGGTTGCGGGGATGGAAGATGCCGACATCAAATAGAATAATACTCACAGACGTAGACGGTGTACTGTTGGAATGGGAACATCACTTCACTAAATGGATGTTGCAGAAAACACTGTTTGACGAGAGAGGTGCAAGATATCACCCACACAGACTACTGCCAGACAAACAGAATACATACGAGATGGCAGAACGTTTCGGTGTGACCAAAGATGAGATCAGGAAGCACATTAGGGAGTTTAACAGGAGTGCTTGGATGGGAACACAGAGACCGATGCTCGAATCACAGACTTGGGTAAAACTGTTAGCGGCTGAAGGGTGGACGTTCATACCGATAACATCACAGACATCAGACATACCAGCACAGCAGTTGCGTAAGAGAAGACTGGGAGAACTGTTTGGTGATCATGTGTTCACAAATTACCATATACTAGGTACAGGTGCTGACAAAGACGGTGCTTTAGCGGAGTTCCATGATACCGGGCTGTATTGGGTCGAGGACAAGCCAAACAACGCTGTAGCCGGGCTCAAATACGGTTTAAAGCCTATATTAATTGACCACCCATACAATCAAGACTTTGATCATCCTGACATTATCCGTGTAAGTAATTGGAAAGACATACACCAAATAGTTTCAGGAAGAAAATGAAAATTTACGTTGGGCACGACAGCAGAGAAGACATAGCATACCAAGTGTGTGAACACTCGATCAAACGTAGAGACCCGTCGGCAGAAGTAATACCCCTCAAACAAAAACAGATGCGTGACCAAGGAATATACACCAGGCCTGTAGACAAACTGGCATCAACCGAGTTTACTTTTACTAGATTCTTTGTCCCTTACATGAACGACTTCAAGGGGTGGGCGGTGTTCTGTGATTGTGACTTCCTTTGGAAGATACCGAGTCATGAACTTGTAAAATACTGTGATTCAAGCAAGGCCGTTGTGGTTGTGCAACACGATTACACACCCAAGGAAACGACCAAGATGGACGGACAAGTACAGACTTCTTATCCAAGAAAAAACTGGTCCAGCATGGTGCTTTGGAACTGCGAACATCCAAAGAACAAAATACTAACACCGGAGTTGCTGAACGAAGAATCGCCAAAGTTCCTACACAGGTTCAGTTGGTTGGAAGACAATGAGATAGGTTCGTTGCCACTAGAATACAATTGGTTGGTCGAGTGGTACAAAGAACCCAAAGACGGCACACCTAAAATTCTACACTACACAGAAGGCGGTCCGTGGTTTGACGGTTACAGAGATTGTGAATACGCTGACGACTGGAAGAAGGAACTTATAAATCTGTTCAGTTCGTAGAATTAAAAATAAATCTTATCTATCTGATCGGCGTTTTCCTTATGCTCGATCACTTCACTATCATTGAATCCTAATTGGAACATGTATTCGTCCATTTCATTTTCCGATGGCATCTCCGGAAACTGCTCATCCTTGTATAGATTAACTTCCTGTATCACATACTTGGCACGTGTGAATATGTCAGGAGCACCATTCATGATCATTATCTCAGCACCCTGAACATCCTGTTTGATCAAATCATACTGGGCATCCTTACCCACTAATTGGTCCAACGTTTTCATCTGTCTAATCTCATAGTCTTTGAAAATACTAAAAACGGTTGAACCTTTGGTGTATGTCACCTTCTTCCTATTTCCCTTGTCAATTTCACGCAGGTACATTTTAATTTCTCTGTCACTGTCTCCAAGCACAGCAATATGATAATCATTGGTTACTTCTTTTAATCTTTTCTCGTGTTTTGGCCCCGCTTCAATGCATGTGTAATGAGCATCGGGCCAAATGAGTTTAACGTTTTTGGTCCAGAATCCATTCCACGCACCTATATCCAGTATCCTCGAAGGCATGAACTCTTGTTTGGATTTGAGATTTTTTAGATAATCATACATCATAGTATTCCTTTGTCCATTAGTATTTCTACCGCCGTGCCATTGGTTATCTCTTCTGGTGTGAACTGCTGGTATGCTAGGCTGTACAGCCAAGGTTCAGGCCCACCGTAGTAGGGATTCTCGATGTCTGACAATTCAACGTTCCCGACATCGACAGCGAAACTCTTATTATCACAGAACACGGGTATTCCTTCACACATGGCCTCCACGGCCACTATGCTACAACTTGTGACCACACACCACGCTTCCTTGAGGTCCTCGGACAGGGGTGCCTTGGCCTCACTTGGCCCTGACGTACCCCTTCCCCTAGGTTTGTGTCGAAGTTTGATAGGTCTGTCCGTGTATCTCTTAATCTGTTCAATTGTCTCATTAGTCCAATTGGGTCTGTTCAGGTATTGGTGGATACCTGTTGAACTGGGACAGACCAAAACGTGTTTGCCTGCAAAGTTTGGTGCCTTGATCTTCATTCCAAACTTCTCAAATCTATCTGCTTTGCAATTTTTTATGTAAGGCACGTGTATGGCATTCTTACACACACGCCAATAATGATTGTCGGGTTTCAGGTTGTTGTTATCGAATCTTCCAAAGTAAGGTGTGTCAGTGAACCAGTAGTTGTGATTACGTGCTTCCAACTTCTTGACCATCTCCCTGTTGTTGCCGACGAATCCCCAAAACATGCTGTTGCTCACAGGATCCGTTTCCACAGCATTATCTAACTTCGTAATCTGATCTGGCCACGACTTCTCAACACCGTTGAACACCTCCCATGCCTTGCTTTTCTTATTACTGAATGGTGCGTAGATTGTTAGCATCTATAAATTCCGTTAGTTGTGTTGCCCATTGTTGGTGTCCTTCTGCCGATGGGTGTGGATCATTTGGACTTACTATCAAGTTCTTGTCCATGACAAATTCTAAATGACTAACTGTTGGACTGAAGAATCTATCCATGTTTATCGCGTTCCTGATGACTTCAAAATCTGCTGTGCCATTACCAAAATCGTTGGGCAGTGAGTTATACATCACATAAGGTATTCGCTTACGTTCAAAATAATTTTGTAGGTCAAAAACATTTTCTAAAAAATTCATTGCTAAATTATTTTCAATATCCCACCCTTTGTGGCTCCTGATAAAACTAACGTTGTCTAATGTCTTCCAGGTACGCCAAGTGAGATCTGTGCCTGGTACGCGACCTTTCTTCCAGCCGTCATCCGTTAAGTAGTCATTCCTGACTGCACTGGACCATCCTATCACAGCGAATACATCCTTGTCTTGATTTTGTTCAAGCCATACCTTTGATGAGAAACTTACCCTCGTGTTCCCCCGACCTCCCATCGCTATGTTGGCAAGTTCCATACCATACTTTTCAGCAATTAACTTGCTGGTAAAAGTGTCCACACCGTCCTTGGGTCTGGGAGTCAGGAAACTGCAACCGTTTGAGAATAATATCATAATAGTGTACTATAACATAATTATTAATAAAATGTTAGCCAAAAACATAAACTCGCTGAAGTATTTCCTCGACCGTTGGGAGACGGTGGACCCGGAATACAATTACACCGTGCCCTACCATGATTCCATAGATCCACACTTCACAAGTTTACCAACATTCGTGGCGGAGTTCCATAACTGCAAAGTGCATACCTGCCCGTTGTTGTTGACCAGAGAAAATAAATTGATAACAGAGCATGTGTGGAAACTGACACACAAGAGCAGACACAAGCCACACAAGAGCCACAAACTCTGGACGGAATGGGATGACAAGGTGGATGTGATACTGCCACCGGTCACTAAATTCTTTCATGAGACCGGAACTTATGTATGGTTGCCTGTAGACGACGACAGCAAAGAAAATCCATGGCACATTTGGATTGATGTTATATCCAAGTTTAGATTGTTAGAGAAAAGATGGTCAACAAACTTTGCTAGATATTGCTTTGTGCTAGCCAACCATAGTACATATTTTGAAAAAGTATGTAAAGAACTTTTCCCAGATGTAAAAATAGTTACAATGCCCAAAGGAGAAACATGGCAATTCAAACATCTAATAGTGCCTAGCATGAGCAATGTGAGAGATGGTATAACCACCCCGGCTCTTGCTCCATGGTTGCGACATTTCAAAGGGTTGACCAATATTGAGGGAGTAAAACCTCATAGGAAAATAGTCGTGCTAAGGCCGGGGGCCAAAACCAGAAGGATGTTAAACTCAGACGAATTGTTACTAAAACTAAAAGGATGGGAGACTGTCACACTTGAAAATCTAAGTATAAAGGATCAGATAAAAACATTTGCGGAAGCATCACATGTGCTGGCGGCACACGGAGCAGGCCTGATCAATCTCTTATGGTGCCAACCCGGAACAAAAGTCATAGAGATCCAAGCCAAAAACATGATACACAAGAAAGTTTATCCATTGCTATCACACAACTTAAATTTGAAACATAAACTTTACCTAGCGGACATTGTAGACATACCACGAGATAAAGGAAAAAAATTACAAGGAGTGAAAAGATTTAGCGACATGATCAACTTCAAGATTAACATACCCGAAATTATGGAGCACCTAGAATGAACCTATCAGTGCTACAAAAGAAACCTGAACTTGTGCTAGAGCCTTATCCACATTTTGTGATTGAGGATGCACTACCCCATGACGTATACGATCAACTTGAGAAGGAGTGGCCCAAAGAACAACTGTTATCCACGGAGCCGTTTGATTCAGGCATATGTTACAGGCTGAAAGCAGATGAGATGTTGAAGCCGGGAAAAGTTTCCAATATATGGAAGGAATTCACCAAATATCATACATCGATGACGTTCTATAATGAAGTAAAAACTGTGTTCTCTGAATACATCAAACATGATAATCCAGAACTGGGACCTAGGGGTTGGGTTGATAAGTCTGCTCACATTTGGACAGATTGTCAAACTGTTATGCACAAGCCCATTGCGACAACGACAAGATCACCTCACATAGACAACCCAAGAGAAATATATGCAGGGCTATTGTATATGCCATACAATGATGACACAAGTACAGGAGGTGAATTTCAGATCTATAATTCTGTTGATCCCGTACAGGACGTGGACATGAAGAAGGGAAGACAAATTTTTGAACACAACCTTGGAAGTGTTTTCACAACAGTTCCATACAAAGCAAACACATTCGTGATGTTCGTAAATAATTCGACTAAAGCAATACACGGAGTGACTCCAAGAATAAATGCAAGTTTACATAGACGCAGTGTAAACATAATTGCAGAATACAGTAGAGCAAGTAGGTCACACATGTTCACGGTAAACGAAAAATGATTTCAGGAATACACACAACTAAACCACGGACACAGCGTTACGTTGATGCTTTCGTTCGTGGCTCCGGACAAGGCAAGATTTACCAATTCAGAGATTTAAAATCATTACCCCAAGACACATTAATCATGTACGGCATACTGGCGGGGTCTGGTGAAGTGTACAAATGGTGTGAGAAGGAACACAGAGATTTCTATTTCATGGACCATGGGTATTTCACCAATGCACATGACAGTCCACACTGGTTGCGTATAACCAAGAACAAACACTGTCAGAACATACTACAACAGAGACCCACAGACAGGTATGAAAAACATTTCAAACAAGATCTCAAACCATGGAACAAGGGCAAGAAAATTCTTGTCCTACCGCCAACCAATGCAATAGCGAACTTCTTTGATGCTAACGATTGGCTAACCAACACATTGATGATACTCAAACAGAACACTGACAGAGAAATAGACGTAAGGGAAAAACCATACAATCCAACAATCAAAATCGATCATGTTGGTGCAACGGTAAAAGTAGACAGGCCAACTGTACACAAGGGCAATATCAATTGGGGCGATTACCATGCAACAGTGACTTACAACTCCAACACCATGATTGCTAGCCTGGCAAACGGTGTTCCTGTGTTCTGTGATCCCAACAACAGTGCGGCCGCTCCCATATCTGAGACGGATTTCGGCAAGATAGAAACACCTAAATACGGAGATAGGATTGCATTATTCAGCAGTCTAGCGTATAATAACTGGACACTACAAGAAATGGCAAACGGCACAGCATGGAGAATGTTAAATGGCGGATAGGTTAAAATCTGAAAACGTAGAAATTGTTAAGCGTATAAGGAAGTTTGAAGAAGAATTATTTCAAGAGCAGTCCTTCAAGGTTTACAGGAACTACTGTGTACCGGAACTACTGGTAAAAAATTCTAAAAAAGTATTGAGCTTTGGTGTGGGAGGTGATGCTCATTTTGAAAAACTAATATGTATAGATAACAATCAATTGGATGTGAGAATGTATGATCCCACACCAAAAACCATCCAGCATCTAGGAGATATACTTTACAGGGGTGGATGGCACATATATAAAGATTTACCGGACGGCAATAAGTTGAGCAGAGAAATTGTAAAAAATAATTTAACTTTCAAACCATATGCATATGCACCTGTTAATGGGAAAATGAAATTTTATTACAAGGCACAAGAAGACACTAATAGTGCAGATGACATAGGTACTAGTTTCTCCCTAGTAAACACATTCGAAGGGCCGGAGAGCTACATAGAAGTAGAATGTAAAAATATTAAAACGGTCATGGACGAATTAGGATGGGATCACATTGACATACTAAAAACAGACGTAGAAGGATTATGGTACGATGTTGGTAAAGAAATTAAAGATATAGATGTGAAATACTGGGTCGCAGAGATGGAACTAAATGTAGGAATGACACACAATGAGGCGTTCGATAAAGTGAGAGAGCTAGTGGAATTGCACAAAGACAAATATAACGTGTACGTAAACAGAAAGAGACTGAAGGCGATGATGGAAGTAATTTTTTGTAGGAAGGATGTAGATGAAAGTTGAAATTTTTCGTAGGACAGTGAAGGACCGTAAACGTGGCAACAGTTACGAGTTGCTTTACCATCTCAAGGAAGGCATAGAGGCCGCGGGTGACGAAGCCGTGATTGTACACGAAAATAGAACTGGTCCAACAGTGGAAGGCGAGATGACTCCTACTGCACCCATGGCGGCCATGTTTGGATATGGTGGCGACAAGCAGATGCATCACACCAAAGGCAGACGTAGGGAACTTGCCAATAACTGTAGAGAAAAGAAAATTCCATTGATAACATTTGACGGAGGACTTTTATCTAGTTTTGGTAATGTGTCAACGTCACCTGATCATCATTTCAGGGTGTCCTTGTACACACCAATGAACGACGGCGACTTCCTATCTGACAACAGTCCAAGCGATCGTTGGGAGATGATGGTGAAAAAATTCAAAGTGAAGTACGAACCATGGCGTAAGTCTGATCAAGACGATCCCATAATATTCGTACTGCAACCCAAGGACAACTGGAGCATGAACGAACTAGATCCCATCGAATGGTTCAACAGTGTTTATGAAAGGCTAAGACCTGCCACTGACAGGAAGTTCATAGTCCGTCCGCATCCAAACCATGTCGCATCCATTGTGGCACGTAAAGGAGACTTGCCAGACGATGTTGAGCTTCAGTACACACAGCAACACTTTGCGGGAGATGAAAAGAAGTTTTACAGATTCCATTTCCAGGAAGCAATAGCGAATGCACATGCTGTGGTAACGCACAACTCCACTGCCAGTGTTGACAGTTGCATAAGGGGAATACCAACGTTCTGCACGTCAGATCTTGCACTGTGTTGGGACGTGTGTAACAAAAATCTCAATGATATAGAAACACCAAAGACACCCGACAGGACACAGTGGGTAAATGATCTGGGTTACAAATTATGGAGCATACAAGAAATAAGGGACGGAACAGTGTACAAAAGATTCAAACAGAGGTTAGGCTTATAATGACATCATTATCTGTAGTTACCACCTTCCCGCCAAACAGATGGACAGCATATGCGAAAAGGATGTTGGAAAGCCATATTCAATTCTGGCCAGACGACGTTACTCTATATGCTTATCACGAGGGCGAGAAACCAACACTAGAACATCCAAAGATCAAATTTATCAACATAGAAGATGCCTGTATCGAATTGGTCAAATTCAAACAGAGACACAAGGACGACCCTGTGGCCAACGGTGAGGTAAATGAAATACCGGGTGGTGTCAGACGAGACCCTAACGCAGGCAAAAATGACAAGGGCAAAGGTTCTTACCTATGGGACGCTGTGAGATTCGCACACAAGACCTTTGCAGTGGATCACGCGATAAAAACAATTACCACAGATTATGTGCTATGGCTAGATGCCGACACATACACATTCAGGCCAATCACAACAGAGTTCGTTACTGGACTGTTGCCTGAAGACAAGCTCGTAAACTTCCTGGGCAGGGATGACAAATATCCGGAATGCGGATGGGTATGCTACAACAAGAAGCATCCAAAGATTAAAGAATTCATGCAGTACTGGACGGGCCTTTACATCAAGGACACCATATTCAAAGAGCTGGAATGGCATGACAGTTACCTGTTCTGGCAGTGTGTCAAACGTGTAGCACCCAACGACGGAGTGGACATAGGCAAAGGTGCAGGTGTCAAAGGACATCACGTGTTCATCAATAGTGTGCTGGGAGCATACGTGGACCACATGAAAGGCAAGAGAAAAGTGCAAGGCAAAAGTAGCAAGAGTGACCTACGTGGAGACAGGAACGAGGACTATTGGAAGAACGTGGAGAACTATGATCCGTTTGGTGGTGTGAAGTTTGATCCCAAACAGGCAGAAGACATAGTGAGCAAGGTGGCCAAAGGAAAGCAGGGCAACTAATGAGGATAGAAGCATGGCCCATGCATGGCCCATTAAACAGCAAAAATATCTTCGCAAAATTCATAAAGTCAATGCAGGAAACAGGTGACGAGGTACATGTGAATAAAGAGACCAATAGTGACGTTGCAGTGATTTGGAGTGTTTTGTGGAGAGGCAGGATGCAGAATTACAAAAAGATTTGGGATAGATACAGGAGCCAAGGCAAGCCTGTGATTGTTATCGAAGTAGGAGGACTGCGTAGGAATCTCAGTTTCAAAATTGGAATAAACGGAATAAACAGAGATGCCGACTTTGCCAATCAAACATTTGATGACAAACGTTGGCCTTTGTTCAATCATGAATTGCGTCCATGGAATCCCACAGGAGACCTAATTGTCATATGTGGTCAGCACGACCAATCAGAGCAATGGAAGGGACTTCCGAGGATGTCCAACTGGATAGAACAACAGATAAAGGAAATACGGAAGTACACAACGAGACCAATATTGGTAAGACCTCATCCTAGAAATGTTATCACATTTGATGAAAAAAAATTCAAGAACGTGAAAGTGAGATTGCCAAAAAGGGATTACAGGACTTACGATGACACGGACTTCAAGGCAACACTTGAGAGAACCTGGGCGGTGGTAAATCATTCCAGCAACCCTGCCATGGAAGCAGTGATAAAGGGAATACCTGTGTTCGTCTCCGAATCCAGCCTGTGCCACGACGTTGGTAATATAAAGTTGGCAGACATCAACACACCGGCCATGCCCAACAGACTGACCTGGGCCAACCGGCTGTCATATACAGAATGGTTCGAGGACGAAATAGATCAAGGATTACCATGGGCTAGAATCCAAGCAAGATTAAAGGAGAAATATATATAATGCAAACTATTAACATCGGTAAAAAAGAAATTGAACCAATTGAATGGAAAAAATACGAGGGCGAAGATGTATGCGTGAATACTACAATCAAGCAGGGCAAACGTTTCCGAGATATCCGATTTTATGAAGACAAAGTCAAAGCGGTACCTCGAGGCAACGCTTATGTTATAGGCAATGGTCCTTCACGTAAGGGCTTTGATCTTACAAAACTAAAAGCCACTGGACAGACTTATGGGTGTAATGCACTTTACAGGGATTTCATGCCTGACTTCATATTCTCTGTGGACACCAAGATGTCTATGCAGATGGTGGAAGACGAAGTGGGTTTGAAGACTGTACACTACGGACCTGCTTTAGAAGTCAACAGGAAACAGAGCAAGGGCATGATAAATCTCATACCAAACAACCCACACTGGATATCAGGCAACGCCGCTTTCTGGACTGCGGGTGTGCATGGACACAAGAACATCTACCTGATAGGATTTGATTTCAGAGAGTATGGCAAGGGCGAACTGAACAACATATATCAAGGAACAGATTGTTATGGTGAGCGAGACGATGACAAAATATTTGAAGGGTGGTTGAAACAATTCAGAGACATGTTGAAGATGAGGCCATATGTGAACTACACCGTGGTGCATGACAATCCACCGGAATATTTAAATTATCTACAGACAGGCACGGACCTGGGTAACAGTCGAATCATGAGTTACAAAGAGTTTGAGGATACTGTGTTAGCCGGTTCTTGATAAGGTCAATCCAGCACTTTTAAACTTGTTCTTGAACGCATAGAAGTTGGCGTTGTGATTTGAATAAGGATCTTTAAGCACAGTCATCTGATATAGATGTACCATCTCATGAGCCAGTGTTTCTACAAAGTCCCTGAACGTTGGATACTTGGTGTGTATCTCTATCGCAAAAGTTACATCGGTCTTATCATAGGGTATCACACTCTGATTGTAAGAACCTTTCCTGCATTTCCTGTTGTCCCAATTGGCCCAACATCTGCCCCAGTCATTGGTCATCCTTACCAAGTACATTGGAACAGTGGGTAACTGATTACCAAATAATCCCTTGTTGAGATGTTTAAACCAAGTTACAACTATTGAGTGGGTGGGTCTGAAGTTCCTAGTATTCTTCCGCATAGTCAGAGTATTTTCCAATCTGATCTTCAATTGTTTCCTGACTGTGACAGTCTTCTTACTGGTCTTTTTCATGGGTTGACTATATTACCAAGTATGCTATAATATACTAATAATTATCAATATTACTAGGTTTAAAAATGCACACAGATTTGCCAAAAACAATTAACGAAGCACTTAAAATACTAGCATATAACGATTATTTCTGGGCAAATCCTTCAATGATAGGAAATACAGCCGTAATCAAACCACACCCCAAAGACTACGAAACTGTGAGATCTCTTGCAGAATCACAGTATGCATGGACTGAGAAGCAGGCCAGACTGGCATTAGTGATACTGAAAAGATATCTAACCAAATTCCAAGCCCATGGCATGGACATCAAGAAGTTGTTGGACAACCCTGTGTACGATGACGATTTCCGTGTGATCAGTTTTGACAAGGTCATTGAGAAGTACACGGACGACGACAACGTTGACAGGATAGAGATGAGATTTCCATATCACAAGAAAGTGATACAACTGATACGTTGCATGAAAGACAAACGTGACCTGCCAGGAATGTATGCGTTGTACGACGGTGAGAAGAAGAAGTGGACATTCCAGCACAGTGACGTCACTGCCTACTACCTAACCCTGATAGCGGTGAGATATGATTTCAAATTCACAGACGACAGTCTACTCAACGACTACGAAGAGATCAAAAAACAAGTGATCGGACATCGTAAACCCACAGCACGATTGGTCGCCGGAGAGGTGGTGTTGGACAACGCACCAGAATCTCTACAGGAATATTGGAATGAAAATCTCAAGGATAGGTCAGCGTTGACACAAGTGGACTCGTTGAAGAACTTTGACATCTCGACCAACGGAATAGAGGTTCCAGCAGAGACCATGATAGGTCACAAGATAGCACACAACAATTACCACAAGTTATGGATTGACTCCAAAGGCTTCTCCAAAAACGAAGTGGTCAAAGGTCTCATCGAATTAGACTGTTTCCCATTGATCATGCCAGTGAGTGGAGACATACACATGGAAGATGATGTTAAGGATTTCTGGGAATGGATGAATGCATTCAAGGCACACGGTGTTGACCTGTTGAATGAATGCAGTTGGGGATTTGATGTAAAAGAACCCATCTACAAGAAAAACCTAGAACGTTTCAACAACGAAAGGACTTATCTGTTAGACAATCAAAAATCAGAAGAGTTCTTCGAGAACCTATACGAGTTGCACCAAATGAGCAAACAGTTCAAGTTGATCAACGAACAAACAAAGATCATCTTCGTTAGGAACAGAATACCAAGGGCGTTGATCAAGAGCAAAATCAAACCAAAAGCATCGCTGGTTGGAATAGGCGGTGGTTATTATGCCACGGGCACAGACAACTTGAAAAGAATGCTTGAAAATCTTCCAAAAAAGTTGTATTATAGTGATCACCAACCGAGTAGTTGGGATTGGCATGATCACATAATAGTAAAACTTTAGAATGAGCAGTTGTAAACTAGTAATAAAAGATGAAGTGAACGTGAAGTTCGAGAACCTAAGCCTCGAATGGCGAAAGCGACTGTCCAATAAATTCAAATACGAGATACCGTATGCAAGACATCTACCAGCAGTTAAGTTAGGTAGATGGGATGGCAAAGTAAGTTTCTTTGGATTGGGCGGCACCACATATCTAAATCTCGTTGATCAGATACTTCCTATCCTGGACGAAGGCGGTGTGTACATAGATGTTGAGGACAGAAGGGAGCAACACAACTTTGAATTTAAAGCCGTAGACAAAAATTACCTATCACACATTACGTGGCCAGAGAATCATCCGGCCGCGGGACAACCAATAGAATTGAGAGACTATCAAGTAGAAACAATTAACAAGTTTATAGAACATCCACAGAGCATACAGGAAATCGCCACAGGGGCAGGTAAGACCATAATCACAGCGGCCTTGTGCCAATTGGTGGAACCATACGGTCGTACACTGACAATAGTTCCAAACAAAAGTCTTGTCACACAGACCGAAGAAGACTTCCTTGCATGTAATTTGGACGTAGGTGTGTACTACGGAGACAGGAAAGAACTGGGCAGATTCAACACTATAGCAACCTGGCAATCATTGAACGTGCTTGAAAAGAAAAGTAAGGACGAACACACAACAGATTTCTTAGAAGCCATACAAGGCATCAACACAGTGATAATAGATGAGGTACACATGGCCAAGGCAGATGTGCTGAAGAGATTACTCACAGGACCATTCGCACACTGTGGCATACGTTGGGGACTTACAGGAACTGTTCCAAAAGCAGATTACGAGTTCATGGGATTGAAATGTAGCATAGGTGATGTCTCCAACAGGATACAGGCAAGTGAACTACAAGACAAAGGTGTACTTGCAAACTGCCACGTGAATGTACTACAGACACAAGATCATCCGCAGTTCAAAACCTACGGTGAGGAATTGAAATGGTTGACCACAGACAAGACCAGGATGAAATGGGTGGCAAACACGATCAAGGACATATCAAGTTCGGGCAACACACTGATACTTGTGGACAGGATATCCGCGGGGGAGATTTTAGAAAAGGAGATCGAGGATGCGGTGTTTGTGTCTGGATCAACTAAAAACACAGATAGGAAGGAACAATATGATGAAATATCTACTGCAACAAATAAAGTTATTATTGCCACATATGGAGTTGCCGCTGTTGGCATTAATATTCCTAGGATTTTTAATCTTGTTCTCATAGAACCGGGCAAGTCGTTCGTGAGGGTTATACAGAGCATAGGACGTGGTATCAGAAAAGCAGAGGACAAGGACAGTGTGCAGATCTGGGACATCACTAGCAGTTGCAAGTTCGCGAAAAGACACTTGGGGGCAAGGAAAAAGTTTTACAAAGAGGCCAATTACCCGTATAATATAGAAAAGATAAATTATGAAAATCCTTACACTGGATAACAGAACATACACATTAGAGAAGATACCTGAATGGGTTGATGAGAAACTTAGATTCGCAGTGCTTGACAATTCAGATCCAGCAAACCCGGACTTCTTCTACATACCGCTAATATTTCTTGAGAGCTTCAACGCACCGGCGGCGGTGTTGGAGATCGGACCACACAAGATAAAGATGCCACTGGATTGGAAGATGCTGATCGGTGAGGCAGGACAATCTGAGATGCACGTGCTACCAATAACAAGTCTCAACGACAGGGGATTCGATGCCTTCACATTCAATCCTTTATCAAGTCCCAAACCGGATTTCTATCCCATAGACGTGGTGGACATATACACAGAAGTGAAATGGTATTTCCCCAAGATCAAATCAGGACAGATGTTGGCCGTGCCATTGAACAATGGTCCAAAACCCATGTGTGCCTACTTCGTCAAGGATATATCGAGGCAGTGTGAACAGGTGGACTATGGCTCCGTCTGGTAGAAAAACAATAACGATAGACGCACCAATCCTGATAACCAGCAACAAGATCGCTGTGTGGATGGACGAAGATTGGATGCACAATTTCTTTGACTTCATAAGGAAACACAAATTCCAATTTTCAGGTTTACAACACAAAAACAAGAAACTAAAATTAACATTTGTAACAGCGAAAGATTGTACGATGTTCGCACTAAAATATGCCAGCAGAAAAAAATAGAAAATTTTTTGATCTAAGGAACGGACTGAAAGCAGTAGACTTCAGGAACAAGGACTACTTCGACAGGATCGATGACAAGGAGAAGTCGTTATACTCTCCATACATGCTGATGAGATACGTTTCCAATGTGTCATCCAAGGATACTTTTTACGTAGAACACTACATAGAGATGGTCAACGAGTGCGTGAACAAGCACTGCTTCACACTGGGCAAACACAAGAAACTGTTATGGATACTGACCGCCATGTGTGGAGCAGAGACACAGCAGTTCCATCCATGGCTAAAACCCATGAAGCGTGTGCCCAACAAGAGTCTAAAGAAACTGCAGGCAATATACCCTACATGGAAGGAAGCAGACCTAGAGACATTGGACAAGGTGATTACAGACAGAGAACTAGAGGAACTGATAGAAGCACATGGCGACAATTAATCTCATTCAGAACGACATCGTATACGAAGGAACCCCACGGGGCTCTATCGATTATAGCAAAAAAATATTTGAAGATTTCCAATTTATAAATTACAAACAGGCATCGACTAATACTATAAACTACTTGCCATTGCACATAAGGAAACCATTTGATGTAGAAAATATAATCAAAAAGATTCCTAATGATATATTCTTATTGATGCAACAAGGGATAGTAAAACCATTAATCATAATGATAACGGAACACTGGGATCTGTTTGATGATTACGCATGGAAACAAAACAAATATAATCTTACTCCGGATTTTGGAAATATACCATATAGTAAAATGATACAAAATTTTACAAATAGATCTGTTCCCGAAGAAAATATCACTTGGTTGGTTCCCATGAATGCTCATTTGAAACAAATAGAATTTTTACGAGGCAAGGGCTACAGCATCAAAGCAAAATTCGTACAATACGACTATTTTTTAGAAATAATGAAACCGTTTGCAAAACGAACAGAAATTAGAAATAGAAAATTCAAAAATTATTTCTCATGCCTTTGCAGGGGCAACCCACGTAATCATAGATTTGGCCTTGTGTATGAGATATGGCGTGAAAATCTTATCAACAAAGGCAATGTAAGTTGCGAGCCGTACGCAGAGTTGACAGAATCAAAATGGTCAAACTGGATTGACGACGAGATCGGAACTTCTACTTTTATGAACAATTTCACAGACTGGACCAAAAATAAAGATGTGTTTAAAAATATTCTACCATTAACATTCGACGGGGTTGATAATCAACATCCGTCTGATGAATCTCAAATTTTTTCAGATTCGTTTCTTTGGATAGCATCTGAAACTAAAAAAGCAGATCACAACGGTGTTTACATAACTGAAAAAACATGGAAAGCAATAGTATATGGTTCGCCGTTCTGTATAAATGGCGACAACGGTTCATTGGATTACCTACATAAACAAGGTTACAAAACATTCAGCGACTACTGGGATGAATCGTACGATGACATGGATGACTACAACAAGATTAGTCATATACGTGGGATCATAAAAGAAATATGTTCAAAGGATTTGACAGAAATAAATTCATTATACCAAGAAATGATGCCAATATTAAAACACAATCAAAAAATACTGATCGAAAACAGTCAACATGAGAATTTGATGAGGGTATTACAAAATGCCTAGCACTAACAAATGTACCTATTGCAGTAAGGAGTTTGCCAAAGAACGTACATTACAGGTACACTTGTGTGAACCCAAAAGGAGATACCTACAACGTGATGAGAAGTGGGTGGTCAATGCATTCATGGTGTTCCAGAGATTCTATCAGATACACCAGCACAATTCAAAGACAAAAACATATGATGACTTCGTCAAGAGTTCATACTACAACGCATTCGTCAAGTTTGGAAGATTCATAATGCACATCAACCCTTTGTATCCTGAGAAGTACATAGACTATGTGCTACAATCAAAAGTGAAACTGGATCATTGGGCCAGGGATGACCTCTACGAATTGTACTTGATAGAGGCACTGAAGTCAGAACCAGTGGAGGCCGCACTACAGAGAAGCATAGCCACAATGATGGACTGGGCCACGGAACAGAATGCACAGTGGTCGGACTACTTCAGACTGGTGAACAAGAACAGAGCAGTACAACACATACAGCAAGGCAAGATAAGTCCTTGGTTGTTGCTAGGTTGCAACGCAGGCAAAAGGATGTTAAAATCATTCAATGACGAGCAATTACAGATGATAGAAAGATTCATAAACACAAGTTTCTGGCCTAGCAAGTTGAAAAGTTATCCGGCGGATCACATGTTGGTACAGGACACAGCAAGGGAGGCCAAGATTGTCTAAGATAGATTTAGAAGTATCTGATAACCTAGAGTTCAACGACGGCGATTGTGCTGTGATAATAAAAGAGGATGGTTCCATAGGAAGAGTCATAATGCCAAAGGTGAATAAAGATATGTTGGAAACGGAAGGCTATAAAAAACTGCTTGACGTGTTGGAAGTGTTGCAACCAGGATCACGTGATAAGATGATACAACATGCAGAGAAAGACAAAGGGAGTGTACACTAATGCCTGACGTAGACATAGATTTCTTTGATAGAGACAACACATTGAAATTATTCAAACACACGCCTGCTTCAATGATCAAAGACGGCAAGTCAGAGAAACACAAGACGGGAGTGTACTTTCACGCAGTGCCAGAACATCCTGTGACAGGTCACGCAAGTTTAGATTACAAGCAAGCCGAGGAACGAGGATACTTCAAGATCGACTGCTTAAACGTGAACATATACAAGGACGTCAAATCCGAACAAGAACTTGTTGAACTCATGATACAGGAACCAGATTGGGACATGCTGAAAGATCCAAAGACAGTGGAAAACCTATTCCACCTGAATGGCCATTACAACATAGTGTCCAAGTTAGAACCAAGGACCATAGAACAACTCGCGGCCGTGTTGGCAATAATAAGACCAGCCAAGCGACACCTAATGCACAAGGACTGGGTGGACATAATGAAAGAAGTTTGGATCAAACCCACAGATGGCAGTTACTTCTTCAAGAAATCACATGCTGTGGCATATGCACAGGCCATAGTGGTACAGATGAATCTGATAAACAGAGCTAAATATAGTTTTGATGCACAATCAGAAACGTAAAAAAATAATCTCTAAAAAACGTAAGAAATCCAACACCGCTTCATCATTAACATCAGAGCTTGATTCTTATCAACCCGATAATCCTTTGACAAAATATGTTGAGAAAGTGTGTGGTGTGAACAGTACAGATCTTAATAAGATTAAGTAGGTCTTCTCACCAATTGGATAGTTCTTCTTTTCACCCGTTTCTTTGAAATTTCAGAAAGTTTCACAGTTGGCCCATGAACTATCTCTACATCTTTAACGTTAAGAGTTATCAACGTTGAACGGAAATACCTGAACTCTCCCTTAAGGAATATGTTAATTGGTAATTTACGATTTGATTCGTGCCACCAAGTCTCGCCGCATTTTAGGAACTTCATCTTGTCCTGGGGCATCATCAGCCTGCCATAGTCATAGAAACTGATAACGTTGGCGTCCTCGTTCTGTACTATGCCCACATACTCCAAATCGCCCTTTCTGATCAGGCTTAGGAATGGGAACTTGTCCCTTAGAGTGTTAAAAATTTCGTTCATTCTATATCTATAAATACTGTTAAATATGTATTATGCAAACAGTACAAAGGTATTTAATAAATCAATTGGTAATAGCCTACATAAATGGTTATCACGGGAGGAACTCAAAAGTGTACGATAGACGCCTAACACTGCATAGAGGGGTATCAAATCCTATAACATTCACGTTCAAAAACGAGGATCAGAAGGCTCAAGACATAGTTGGGAAGACTTACGAACTAAACATAATTGATACTGAAAGCAAGAAAGCGATATTGACAAAAGAACTTACCATCGTTGACGATGGATCCACTGTGAGCACAAAAGGCGATGCCAGTTGCACAATCACTGATGGTGATCTGCTCAAAATGGATGCCAAGTTTTATAATTTTTCAGTGAGCGATATGACCGACAGGGACAATCCAGAGATCACATACTCAGACACTGGTTATGCGGCGGCTGGCACAATTGAAGTGTTGGATGGAGCCTATGCACAGCACGTGTCAAGCACATCAATAAGCACATTTACACTTTCGGGTGACACTTTTACATCAAGTGCAATTACAGGGCGTCCTGGACTTAATAATAATACAGCACTACACACTATAGCAATATATCCTAAAGGATTCACCGGTACCGTGACTGTGCAAGGTACAATGGAGTCTGACCCACAAACTGACAATGATTACTTTGATATTACCAGTTCAACTTTGAGTGCTTCGTCAAGCGTATCCACATTGAACTTCACTGGTGTTTTCCAAAATGTGAGATTCAAAGCGGTAAGAGACACAGGCACCACCGGTCGTATTGACAAAATCCTATATAGACAGTAAAATAGTATAGAATATGAATTTGATACAGAATACAATTCTGACTAGTCTGCCTGCGAACAGAAAGAAGACCCCAAGCGGATGGGTCAGTTTCAATGCACCCTGTTGTGTGTACAACGGAGAGACCGCTGACAAGAAGAAGCGTGGGGGACTGATGACCAGTGCGGACGGCACTGTGAGTTATCATTGCTTCAACTGTGGATTCAAGGCCAGTTATGTAATAGGACGTAAACTGACCTACAAGATGAGACAGTTCATGAGCTACATAGGCATACCGGAGGACACCATACGTAAGTTGGCCATAGAGGCCATGCGTGAGGAAGAAGGAGATGTCAAGTACGAGAAGAAGAAATTCGTCTCATTTAAGAACAAGACACTGCCCAAGAACGCACACAAACTGGATGTGTGGTTGGAAAAGTATGTGGGCAAAGATCTCACGGAACCACAATGGAAGAAGATAGACGGATTGTTGAAGTACTTGGAAAGTAGAGGCATAGGTGCTGACTGGTATGACTTCATGTACTCTCCTGACAAGACGTGGGACATCTACCAAAGATTACTGATACCATTCTACTGGCGAGGTGAAGTGGTTGGATTCACAGGCAGGATGTTCGAGGAATCAGATGCTGTCAAATACTACACAGACGTATGGCCGGGTTATGTGTTCAACATGGACGCACAGGACTGGACCAGGAAATTTGTGATAGTCACGGAAGGACCTTTTGATGCCATCGCCGTTTCTGGTGTGAGCATACTGGGATCGGAGATAAATGACACACAGCGAGAGTTGATAAGTGGACTTGGTAGACAGGTAATTGTTGTGCCGGACAGAGATGCCCCAGGACAGAAACTGGTAGACCAAGCGACGGAGTTTGGATGGAGCGTTGCATTTCCAGAATGGGACAAAACGGTTGGCGATGTGGCGGATGCTGTGTTAAAATATGGTAGACTGTTTACTATACAATCGATATTGAAAACGACAGAGTCCAGTAAACTGAAAATAGATTTGAAGAGAAAGATGTATGGCTGAATATAAAGAACAACAATCGCAGGCTAAAGATTATTCGTTTGATGTACAGAAATTGTATATTGAAATGTTATTAGCAGATGCAGAATCATTTGCTAGAGCACAGAACATATTCAATCCTGGATCTTTTGATCGTAAACTGCAACCTATTGCAAAGTTCGTCAAGGATTACATGGACGAGTACAAGGTCATGCCAGAAGTTGACATAGTCAATGCATCACATGATATAAAATTAAAAACAGCGAAGGATTTGGACCCAAGCCATTTCAATTGGTTGCTGGACGAGTTTGAAACATTTTGTAGACACAAAGCACTTGAACAAGCAATACTGTCGTCTGCTGATCTATTAGAGAGGGGCGACTATGGTCCAGTCGAGGACATGGTCAAGGAAGCAGTACAGGTTGGCCTCACAAGGGATCTCGGCACGGACTACTTCGAAGATCCAAAAGGAAGACTCGAAGCACTCAAAGACAACAACGGACAGATCAGTACAGGTTGGGCCAACTTGGACAAGAAACTGTTTGGTGGATTCAACAGAGGCGAACTGAATATCTTTGCAGGTGGTTCGGGTGCGGGTAAGAGTTTGTTCTTGCAGAATCTTGCGGTCAACTGGGCATTGGCTGGGCTGAATGTGTGTTACATATCATTCGAGTTGAGTGAGCAACTGACTGCCATGAGATTGGATGCCATGATGACAAATATTCCAACAAGAAAAGTATTTCCCGAAATAGAAAACGTTGAGATGAAGGTCAAGATGTTGAAGAAGAAGTCAGGTAACTTACAGATCAAATACCTACCAAGTGGTAGCAACGTGTTGGATGTAAGGACATATCTCAAGGAACTAGAACTCAAGAACAAGAAGAAAATAGACTGCATACTGATTGACTACCTGGATCTCATGATGCCAAAGAGTAAAAGAATAAGTCCGGCAGACTTGTTCATCAAAGACAAATATGTGAGTGAGGAACTAAGGAACTTGGTTGTTGAGAAACAGTGTGTGTTGGCAACAGCATCACAGTTGAACAGGGCAAGTGTGGAAGAGATAGAGTTTGATCACAGTCACATATCGGGCGGACTGTCCAAGATACAGACGGCAGACAACGTGATAGGTATATTCACAAGTAGAGCCATGAAGGAACGTGGTAGATATCAAATACAGTTCATGAAGACTAGATCTAGTTCTGGTGTTGGACAGAAAGTGGACTTGGAGTTTGATGTTGACAGCCTGAGGATCAGGAGTCTGGACGAGGAAGAATCACAGAGCTACAATCAACAAGGTAAAAACAAGATATACGACTCGCTGAAGCAGACATCCAAAGTGACTGCCGATACATCAACCGATGCTAGGTCAGGAGTGCCGGATCCTCGTAAGGGCGACACACTGGGAGTAAAGGTCAAGGCCACAGTGGAAGGCGGCAAACTGAGACAACTGCTGAACGAACTACACTCAGACGAAGAACAGTAAAAATAAGTACTGTTATGTTATCAGAAAAGTTTACAAGAATAGACGAGGAGACTATTTCCAATATAGACAATATATGCGAGTACACTTATAAAAAGTGTAGACCATATTTCAAAAACACCAGAATCGCACTAGACGTTGGTAGTAAACGAGGAGCGTTCGCTCAACATATGTGCAAGGACTTTGATCATGTACACATGTTTGATATGCGACCCAAGATGCAATGGAAGAACGTTAACAAAAAAAAAGTTACTCTCCATGTATGTGCAATAGGAAATAAGATAGGTGAAGTGAAACATGCTGGAGCACTGACTAATGTGAAGGTCGAGGGTGTGGCCACCACAGTGTCTCCACTGAGAACTATAGATAGTTTTAATTTTGGGGTTGTAGACTTTATCAAGATAGATGTAGAAGGCGATGAGAAGGCAGTGTTAGAAGGTGCGATCAACACACTGGATACACACAAACCTGTAGTAGTATTAGAACAGAACAATGCCACAGAACGCTATAACAAAGGCAAGTACGGTGATGCTGTACGTTGGCTACAAGAACACAATTATAAGATCACCGACTACGATGGTATGGATGATTGGATAATGACTCATGTTTAATCTAACATTACCTACACCTGTTGAATTAGCGTTTGAACCTATCAACTTATGTAATGCAAAATGTTTCTGTTGTCCGTACACTTACCTAGAAAAAGACAAAGAGTACAGAGGTAAGAGGATGTCAGGAGAGAAGATAAGGGTGTTGCTCGAAGACTTTGCCAGTGGTATCAAAAGGCACAACATAGATCCAAGTAACACAATAGTCAAGCCGTGGAGATATTCGGATCCGTTAGTGTGTCCCGATCTAGAACTCGTGTTCGAGATATGTCAGAAGAACAGACTTAAAATAAGTCTTACTACAAATGCTGTGAGCTTTGGGGGGAAGAAGTGTGACCTAATATCAAAATACATAGACACCATAGCCACGATAAACATATCAATAATCGGATACACCAAAGATGAAATCAGAGAATGGATGGACATAGATTGGGACGTGACCAGGGAGAGACTAAGAATGATACGTGACAAGTATCCTGCGATCAGTAGAAAGATGAACATAGGGGTCAAACACAAGATACAGGATCCCAAACGAGAACACTACGCCCCCGTGATACAACAGATACAACAACTGACATTAGGTAAAGTGAAAAAGAAAACCAACTGGCTCGAGAACAGATTAGTATACAACAAGTTTGATGATGACGGCCTGGACTTCAAAATATCTGAGAAACAATTCGTAAAAGGTTGTGACATGGTGCATGGGAAGATATTGCGTACACTAGAAGTATTAGTATCCGGACAAGCAGTACTGTGTTGTGATGATGCTACAGGACAAACAGACTTTGGTAACGTGTTTGATATTGGTATCAGTGGTGTTTGGAAAAATGTTGCACAGTATCATGATCTAATCTACAATAACACATATACAGAAACTAAAAAAAACATGATGTGTAACACTTGTAGCAGAGCAAAGTTTGATTGGAACGAAGAGAAAACTGCAAGAGTGCATACAGAAAATCGAAAATTTTTACAATGGAACAACACAGAACAGTAATGCCTAAAGACATTAGAAGAGTTAAAAGCCAGGAAAGGATATTATCCGAACTACCTAAACAGTTGGACAAATATAGGGAAAGCAACAAGTTAGAAAAAGAAATACTGAACAAGTTTATCAAGTTACCTCCCGTGTATGAAGGTAAGTTAGAAAAATTTGATGTGGTCGGTACTAGAATAAAATGGCAGAAAGAGGTCATCAAAAATGTAACACTCGAGGGACACTGGTTAGAGTTTGGAGTCAGGGGTGGCGATACAATGGGGTGGCTACTTGATGAGAGACCCGGACAAGAGATGCATGGGTTCGACAGTTGGGAAGGGTTGCCGGAAGAATGGAAAACCGGTGGTAAAGATTATCAAGCAGGTGCCATGGCTGTGCCGATGCCTAACTTCGGTGCTAATGTAAAATTACATAAGGGATGGTTCAACAAAACAGTGAAACCATGGTGCAACAATAACCTCGGAAAGATAGCATACCTACACATTGACTCTGATCTTTACTCTAGTGCGATCTATATATTAAACACGTTAAATGAAAGGATCGAGTCCGGTACAATAATCGTGTTTGACGAATTAGCCAACTTTAGACTATCCGGTAAACTCAATAATTGGCCTATTCATGAATGGAAAGCATTGTTTGAATGGGTCAAAAAACATGATCGTGTCATAGAACCTATAGCAAGGTCTTGCATGTATCAGGGTGCTATAAAAATAATCAAATAAGATTTGGATTTTTAAAGACCGTTGCCCAATCCTTAAGATATCCTTTTGAAACCTGTTTTGAAGATCCGTCTTTTATCATTCTTAACTGACTTTTTTCTTTAATCAACTCACTGACACTGCTGTCAAATTCAAACCCGTTCGTGTGAAATTTTTCAATCCAATATGATTGTGGTTTTTCATTAACATGATGGAATCCACCATAACCCGGTGTGCACCATGTGAACACTATCCATTTACATGCCAAGAAAGTTTTGACATAATCGTCTGCTCCTGATTCATCTATGTGTTCGCTGGTTGCCACACTCCACCCTAGATCGAAGGTTCTATCAAATTCGCACACACTGTCCGTAACAAAATTATGTATAACAATATCATCATGCACTTTTGTACACTCACTATCTATTTCTATGCCCGTCGCTGTATATCCGTGTTGACTTGTGGCCCAGGCACAATTCAACCCCTTGCCTGCTCCTATGTCTAACAAAGTCTTACAATTATGTTCTCGTTTGAAATAGTCCAATGTAAAGTCGCACTTGTGCCCTCTGTTGTTGTGTTCTAACGAATGATCTCTTATGGACATAGATTATTTTCCTTTACGAAATTAAAAAGACAATCAGCCCAATGATGATGGCCAATTTGGTTAGGATGTCCGTCGTTTACACTTTTTGTCCATCCGTTCTTGGCCACATATTCAAAATGGCTCTGGACGTAATCCTTATTTTGTACCCTCGCTTTATGATCTGCTGATGATCTGTTGTTCATTTGTATCTCAACATTTTCTTTGGAATATTCACTACTTTCAAAATTATAAAAGTGCTTTCTATCTATCTGATCTTTTAACAATTTAAGGTCAGGTCTTTGTTTTCCGTTGACTTCTGTTTCGGGTAGATCGTTTGTGAGTGCATGATAGAACACATACGGTATGCTGTGGTACTTCAGGAAGTATTGTAAGGACAGTATGTTGGTGTACAGTTTTACTGCACTTGATAGTTCGAGATCCATGTCCTTGTCACGCATGAAGAAATCGTGTTGCCAAAGTTGCCAGGTGCTCCATTGGTAGTCAAACTTCAATAGTTCACCTTTTATTCCGCCTTCTTTTTCTTTTGGAGTCACGTAGTTACTCACGTAGTCCCACCTGTATCCCGTGGTCCATCCTATGCTTACGAATGTGTCTTTTATCTTATCAGGGTTCTTGAAGAACCAATGCATTGTGGTATTCACTATCCTATCGTTGCCCCTGCCACCTTTGGCCATGCTGATTGTTGGTTCGTCTACATTCAACAACTTACCTAACTGTTGGTGACAACTGTTGAACTTCTTCCTAGTGCTGAAACTACAGCCGTTGCTTAGATGATACTTCATATACTCTTACTTACGTGTTCCCAACATTCTCCAGACTCAAATTCTTCTATGCTCCATTGACAGTGTGCTATCTTGTTCGACCATAGACCCTTCTCCCCTCTGTATGGATTTTCAATTTCTGCTATGTCTGTACTGCTCACATCATACACCATGCTACCTGTGTCGCATGCGATATTAGATATTCCATTTATCACAGCATCAACTCCTGTACCCGAACTGTAGGTAACCGTACACCAAGCATTTTGTAACTGCTCTTGTATAGGTACAAATCCTTCTTCTGTGATATCGGCTTCTTGCCATTGCACGTTGAAATATCCACAAACTGTTTCTTTGCACTTTGCGTGTTGTGTTTTTTTCCTATACAACGGATGAGGCCTTACGATTATCTGTCTTTCTGTGTGTTGCCTTATTTCCTTTACAGTTTGCTCTGTCCAAGTGAAAATGTCTGCACCACGTAGACTGGCGTCACCTACCTTCTGCATACACAGTAAGATATAATCGCCATCAGTTTTCCAAGGTAACTCTGTATCGTAACCATTTCGTCCAAATACTTTTTTGGATCGGTTAGTGTGCATGTGTTCAAAACCCCACTTGGCATCATCCCATAGGAAACCATTTACACCAACCCTGAACTCAGTATGGAATGCTGTGTCTATGGGCCTACCTATCAACTGTGTTTCAAGTTGCACGTATGGAATACCACTCTCTATTATTTTACCTTTGCCTTGGTGTGCCGGCCTGCCCCTTTCTTTCTTGTAACTGCCAAATATCACTGCACAGTCATATCCTTTGGTATTACCACTATTGGTAATTTCGCCTCCACACCCTTTGGCGAATGATTGTAGGACATCTCTGAACTGAGGGTAGTTGGCTGTATCTTCTATAACTGCGACTCGCATAGGGATATTTAAGGAGCGGAGCGAAAGCGTTAAATTTTAGGAAATGCGTTTTTAAAAATAACGCGAAGCGTTAAAAAGCGTAAAGCCGGCCTTGAACTTTTGGATCTAGACCGACTCCACAGTGTTTGGGAACTAGAATGTGAACTTGATTCCAGCCGCCATGTCGTTTGTGTCTGTACCTGTTGGCACATCCGTCATCTGATAGGCACCATACATGCTGAAGTTCTCGCCGAATTTCTTCTCAGCGCCAACTGTAGTGTATTTGTTGCCATCCTCGATCTCACCATAACCAACTGAGAAAGTTGTCGCACCGATCAGGTGTGAGGCAACTACTTCATTAGCAGTGGTCTCTACAGCAGTAGATTCCACTTCTTTGATTGTGTGGTTGTAACCGATTGTTGTAGCATCAGAAAGGTCGAACGTGATACCCGCACCCATGTACTCAACTGAGTTCACTTTGTCATCCGTGTATGCAACACCGATGTTTAGTGAGTCAGAGATGTCCATAGAAGCCGCAGTCTCGTACACGTCAACGCCAGATTTACCAGTTGAACCGTCAACTTTTACCAAGTTGTCGACCTGGATTGCACCCAAACTGTTCGAGTACACCACTGTGTGTGAGTCTCTGCTGAACAGTTTCTGTGCGGCACTTCCGCCGAATTCTGGGAACACATCTGTCTTAGATGTAACAGCACCCTTGAACACAGAGTTCTGTCTTCCTGCTGATAGCACACCTTTGTCACCCATGTCAATACCAGCGTAAGCCAGTTTAGAGTCAAATGGTGATGAACCAGAGTCATCCGCGTCGATGTCCACTTCTAACTTGGCGAAGCCGTCGATACCCTCTGCGATGTTGCTAGTAAAGTCAACACCAATCGCTGAACCGTTGTTCTCCGCTTTTGATGTTGCTACGCCTGAAGCATTCTCATTGTTTGACAGCATGTAGTTCAATGAACCATACACTTTCATCTCGGCCGCTTCAGCCGGTGCCGGTTTCATAACCGACCAAATAGCCACTAGTGCGATGATAATCGCCACACCAATAGCCGCTTTCTTCTTTGTCATTTTCATAGATTGTTTTTCTCCCGTATCTATTATGATTGTAATGCGATCAATGGCCTATTGACCGCTCTGGATTGTAAGGCATATTTATCAAAATTGCAACCATTAAGTGCAAGTTTTATTACCAAACAAATTGACCCCACCGTCGTTTGCGTGTATAATTACGGGTAGCAAAGGAGGTTCACAATGGGCATACACTACGACTACAAGAACACCAGAGGTGCCAAGAAACTACAGAAACAGCACGAACGGGAACAGCGTAGGCGGAGCAAGAAGGCACAGCAGATGCCGGAGCAGAAGCCTGACGAGACACGACCGCTCACGCTGGACATGATCACCGATCCCGACAAATGATAAATCAGAGACTGTTCGACCAATACAAAATTGACACCCAGAAGGATTTAAAGATCAAAAATCTGTGTCCCCGTCCCAAGGACACTATCCTGATCGACAAACAAGGATCGTGCTATGCCTGTGAGTGTACCAGTTGGTTACCGCAGAGCATAGGAAACCTACAGATAAAATCACTAACAGATATTATTGGCAGTGAAACACATCAACATCTACAAAGTTCCATAACAGATGGCACGTATCGTTACTGCAACGAACATCAGTGTTCATACATCAAGTCGGGTGCTGTGTTACACGACCGGCCGGGACACATACAGCATCTCAGACTCGCCATCGATGACAGTTGCAACCTGAGGTGTCCTAGTTGTAGAAAGGGCATGATCTTCCACAAGGAGGGTTCGGCATATGACCTGGGCATACGACTCGCGGACAAAATAAACAAATGGTTGCACGACTACAAACACCCCATACAGGTACACATAGGTTCCGACGGTGATCCTTTCGCTTCGCATGTGTACAGACACTTCATGGAGCAGACGCCCGGAAAAGACAACATCAAGTACAGCATACTGACCAACGGACTGATGTTCAAGGAGTTCCATGCCCGAGTTCCTTATGTGATCAACAACCTGCAGGAACTGGGAGTCAGCATAGACGGAGCGACCAAAGAAACATATGAGAAACTTAGATTGGGCGGTAAGTGGGAAAAGATCCTAGAAGGGTTGGAATGCATGGCCGAGCAGAAGCGGAAGCATGGCTTCAGGTTCATACTGCACTTCGTGGTGCAGAAGGACAACTACCATGAGATGGAAGACATAATTCACCTAGGCAAGCAGTACGGTGCTGATAGGGTCTGGTTGAACAAAATGGAGGACTGGAACGTGTTCGACAACTTCGATCAGATGAACATATTCAGTCCGGAACATCCTTTACACAACGACTACCAATCTAGATTGGAACAGGTAAAATCGTACCTGGGATTTGAAAAAGATCCCATAGTAGAAGTGCCAACTTTAAATAGTGATAGATGAAGATAGCAATAACTGGACACAGAAAAGGAATCGGCCGAGCGTTTGCGGAACAGTTGTCTGCACGTGGACACGAGATAGTGGGCATATCCCGGAGTGATGGGGAGAACATCAGGAGGACTGCACACACGGCCAGTCTGATAGAACCCTGTGACATGCTGATCAACAACGCCATAAGTTTTTACGCACAGACGGAACTGCTGTTCGAGGTGTGGCACAGATGGCAATATAGCGAAGAGACACATCACATATGGAACATATCAACACGTGTATGTGAATGGAAGGATGACCAGCCGATTAACGGGCTGACCATGAGGGAGTCCATGCAATACCGTAATCAAAAAATGGCCTTGGAACTTGCACATCAACAACTCGATTCCCAACCTAGCAACACCAGGATGAAGTTGATTCGTCCAGGTAGTGTCAACACACAGACTTTCAGCGACCCTGACAGCATATCCGCTGAAGCGTATGTGGAACAGGTGCTGGCACAACAGGACACAATATAGTGGACGCCAAAGATCTTTTAAAAAACAAAAGTATCTGCACTTTGCCGTGGACAGGGTTTGAGCTCGAGCCAAGTGGCACTGTCAAGAACTGTATCATTTCTAGGACCAACCTCGGAACCATAAACAAGACAAACATAAAAAACATTGTTCATGGCAAAAAAAACATAGAGTTGAAACAATCAATGTTAAAGGATAAAATGCCTGCTAACTGTGAAGGGTGTTACCTGCAAGAGAAAAACACAACTAATTTAAGCAGTATCAGTAGTAGGCTCTACTATCTCAAAGAAATCGGAGCAAAGACCAATCTAACATTGTATGATGATGTCAACAACTTTTCCCTCAAGCATGTCGACCTACGTTGGACCAACTCTTGCAACCAGGCCTGTGTGTATTGTGGCCCGGAGTACAGTAGCAAGTGGGCACAAGAGCTAGGGGAAAAAGTCAAATCCAACAAGGAAGCAAGACAAGAGGTAAAAGATTTTGTTTTTAAAAACATAAGTGGACTCGAGAACGTGTATCTCGCAGGCGGTGAGCCCATGCTGATGAAGGAGAACTACGAATTTTTGACACTGCTTAAAGATAAAAATCCCGGATGTAGTATAAGAATTAACACAAATCTAAGTACAACCAGTACCGGAATATTTGATTTGCTATGCTCATTTGAAAATGTACACTGGACAGTTAGCGTTGAATCAATTGAGAAAGAATATGAATACATCAGACACCTCGGAAGTTGGAAAGATTTTGTCACGAACCTAGGGACAATAAAAAAATTGGGTCACAAGATAAACTTTAACATGTTACATTTTATATTAAACTACAAAAGCATTTTTGACTGCATAGATTTTCTTAAACAAAAAGGATTTCATGATAATAGTTTCGTGATAGGACCACTTTACATTGCCAAACATTTAAACATACTGAACCTCCCGCAAGTGATGTTAGATAATATTTTACAAAATTTAAAAGATAGGTTAAAGAAAAAACCACAAGGATATTTGAAGAACAGTTTTGAGAATCTTATAAAATATTATACAACAACTAATTTTGAAAAAGATATTAAAAAGTTTTATTCTGAGATAGAAATAATGGATAGAAGAAGGAATCAAGACAGTAGAACGACATTCCCTCAATTATTCAAGGAGCTCGATGATCACACAATGGAATAAAATATTGACTACAGATTGCATAGTTGTAAAAGTAGGTCCTCACACAATCTATCCAATATTTAGAGTGGGCCACACCACACTGATGTCAGTGTGTGATAAGAAATATGTTAACGAGGAAATCACAAACTGTGATCACATAGATGTGATGATCAGAAACCCGGAGCATCGTTTTGTGTCTGGGGTCAACGAATATTGCAGACATAACAATCGAGATGTTAGAGATATCTGGGAACTAATCCAACAAGGCAAATTAGTTGACAGACATTTCGCACCACAATACCTGTGGTTGTTGCATCTGTATAAGTTTTACAAAGGTGAGATAACCATACGGCCTTTTGATTACATAAAGCAAATAACAAGTGTACACAAAAAAAATAGCAACGACATAAACCAACATGTGCCGTTATTAAAATCATTTCTCGATGTGGACCATGAAATAACAAAGCACTACAACCAAACACTCGAACTGGGTGAACTTATTGAAAGGTATCGAAATGTTTTGTCCCAGGCTTGATCATTTTGTGAGACTTAATCAAAATGGTTCTGTGGGCAAGTGCGGACACATGGTCGATGCAAAAGGCTTTAGAAATTTTGAAGAAATGGAAAACAGTGAATGGATAAAAAATATCAAGGACACAATGTCAGAGGACAAATGGCCCGACGAGTGTACGAGATGTGAACAGTCTGAACGTGTCAAAGGTGAGAGTATAAGGACCAACAGCATAGACAGACACAAGATGTTGTATCCAATACGCAAGGACTACCTCATAGTAGGTGGTGTATTAGACAACGTGTGCAACAGTGCTTGCCAATCATGTACCGCCGGACTCAGCACAAAGATAGGTAGTCTAACATCCAAAAACTATCCACGTGTTGACAACTACGATTTGTTTCAAACACTACCATTGGAACGAGTGACAGAGCTAGATGTCAACGGGGGAGAACCTACCGCCAGCAGGAACTACAAGAAAGTGCTAGGCCGACTGCCTGCAAACACAAAGATAGTAAGGATGAACACCAATGGTTCTAGAATGATCAAAGAAATCGAACATGTTCTTAAGAGAAATATAATGGTTATAGTCACCATGAGCCTAGACGGCATAGGCAATGTACATGACTACACCAGGTGGCCGATCAAATGGAAAGACTACAAAAAAACAGTTGATGCCTATAAAGAACTACGAGAAAAATACAAGTTACTACAACTAGATTTCTGGACCACGGTCAGTTGTTTAAACGTAGGGAATTTGCCTGAGATAATTGACTATGCAAAAAACACGGACATACCTCATGACTGGGCTTTCTTGAATAAACCGAGTGTGTTGAACGTCAGATATAAAAACAAATTCACTACTGTCGCAAAACACGTGTCTCCGGAAGATATAGCCGTGGACGACGACAACAGTGAACAACTGGAAGCATTTATTAAGAGGCAGGATGCATTACGTAATATTACTATCGATGATTACTTCAGTTTGGATCTAAATCTTTCCAGGAACAGTTCAGCAAATCTTTGATGATGCTCGATGCCGTGGTGCAGGCCGTCCCTGGCCTTTGTTCCTAAATGCAATTCTCTCTGCTTATACTTGTCCCACCATGGCCAACAATTGGTCAGTGTCTGTTCTTTTAGGATGTGTTCTACATTCAAACCCTCGTGATAGGAGTCTGCTGAGAAACAGTGGAAAGTCTTGCAATCCATACGTTCGGCGTACTTCTCTACGAAGAAAACATTCTTGAGGAAGTTCTGTTGGTCCGTCTCGTCCGTCTCGTATCGCAGGTACTCGTCTCTGCCATTTAGGTTGACTGTATATTCGGTCAACATCTTTTCTCTCCTGCTACGTTCAGGCCAACAAACGATTATCAGCCGCGGGTCTATGATCTTCTCACAACCATACAATACCCGTACAACCAAGTCACAACTTGCTCCAGGCGAACCTAGATTCCAGTACCTGAGACGTTTGGTGTTGTGTTGGGATATGATGTGTGCCCAGTGTTCGTCGTCATTGAGTCCTTGTCCGAACGTGTGTGAACATCCTAGTATAACCACGTTCTTCTTGCCATCAGGCATAGGAGACCATTCCGGACATCTGTAACCATGTGAGTTCAGTGTATACGTCGCTCCGTCGTTTTGAGGGACTGGGGAAATGGGAGGCAATCGCTTATCGTTGTAGTGTCCAAACTCCATTAGGTGCTTCCTTTTCCTATACTCAACCTTTGGTTAATCCTATGCACTATGTATAGTTCCATAAATCCCATTCTTTTCCTATTACCAAACATGTGTGGATATTTTAACTTGCCTACTACGAGATACTTCTCATCCGCATACAAGTCTAGTCTACCCTTGTGCTCGGGATATCTAAACTCTAGTGCCTTGTGTTTCCAGAGATACTTGACCAATTTGGATTCATCCAGCAACATTGTCTCTGCTAGTGCGGGTGGTATGTTCTCCTTGAACTGTTTCAACTTTATAGAATAAAATTTCTTCACACAATTAATTATTGTGTTTTTGGTGTGCCCGGAAGGATTCGAACCTCCGACCCCAAGTTTAGGAAACTCGTATTCTATCCAACTGAACTACGGGCACATAAAGTGGCGGGAGTGAAGGGACTCGAACCCTCGACCTATCGCGTGACAGGCGATCGCTCTAACCAACTGAGCTACACCCCCACTATGTACTTGGCGGTCCCTAGGGGAGTCGAACCCCTCTTTCGAGGATGAAAACCACGTGTCCTAACCGATAGACGAAGGGACCTTTGGTGGAGGATACTGGACTCGAACCAGCCACCTCCTGAATGCAAATCAGGCGCTCTCCCAGATGAGCTAATCCCCCAAACCAACCAAACTCTGCTGATACCATTGACTATTTTGGTGTAAATGGTAATAACGGTGAATTTGGTATTTGTGGTGCCGCTTCCCGGATTCGAACTGGGCACCTACTGATTACAAATCAGTTGCTCTACCTAATGAGCTAAAGCGGCGTCACAGTAATTATATTACACGATAAACCCGTTTAAGTCTACCTGTTAAACGCACACAGAAGCACACACACGCATGGTAAAGGCCATCCAGGATAAGTTGTTCATCTATGCCAACACAAGCATTTAAATGCACTGTAGAAGCACTATGTTCTATACGCATATCTGGTATGTTGACAACACATAAATAATCTATATAATAAAGTTATGAGAGACACAAAACTATTAACATCATATGCACAGAAGCTCATGCGTGAGGCCAAACAGAAGTTGCTGTTCAAGGACCTACGTAAGGAAGTCAATGCTGGTGCCAACGGCACACAGAAGTATGTGATCAAGAACGGCGTGAACTCTGGCAAGGTTGCCACTGACGCCAACAAGTTCCAGTAACATCTAACACCACACTATAGTTCTTCGTGTTGGTGTAAATAATCGGTATGAATAAAAAATTAGAGTGGTGCATAATCATATTACTGACCGTCATCCTGGTAGGTCTTTCTGCGTGTAGTCCAAACCCACACCCGGACAAGCAACCACCACACGAGACCGAGCAAGAGATGAATGACTCCATAACCAAAGACATGGAAGCCATGGACCGAGAGCAGGCCATGAAGGACAATGACGGACCTACCAACTTCACGGGCATCGTAGACGCACTGGGTTGCATGTTCAACCCGAGCGACTGCCCACTGAAAAAGAGAAAAGATGAGCAGAAAATGGATCGCTAAGATCCAATAAATACATTCACAACAACAAGGGAGAATCAAATGTTTTTGACAATAGGATTCATAGTTGGTTTCATCGCAGGATGGTGGGTCAACGAGAAAGTAGAGAACCTGGGAGACAAGATCAACCCCATCAAGTGGTTCAAGAAATAATGACAATGACGGAGGGTTCAGCATGTTCAGACTTATCAGAAGATGGTTCAAGAGATACAAGAAGTTTACCATTGACGCATATGACTTGCCTAAACCCACTGTCTACAAACTTGGCAAGAACAAGTACGTCAAAGTGAAACGTCTGAGGACCACGTCAAAAGCAAAAGGTCCTTACCTCAAGTAACATGGATAACTGGTACGACTGGGACGCCTCTGATGCCCCGGAGTGGAGTCTGTACAGGGAATGGTTCGACGAGGACGAGATGGACGAGAGGTTCACAGGTTCTGGTGGCTTCACAGACGAATAACAATTTGTAAATTTTGTAAATTTAAATTTACAAAAGATTTACTCCGTTTACAATGTATGACTAGGATTTTGTGGTTTTTGTGTATATGTTTACTATAAGTAAATTTACAAACATTAATTTACAAAAGGAAACAATACAATGTACGAAGACAAGAATAAGACCAAAAAGGTTTATGTTGAAAGCAGATGTGTTTCTCGTGACGACTGCTGTTGGGATGAAACACCGGAAGCGTTGAAAGTCGTGAATGTAGATTTAAAATCAGAACATGCAGAATGGCCGGAACACTGGCAGAAGGTTCAATAACCATGTGGCCTGTGACAGACGAAGAACAAGATTGGGTGTCTGGTAGGTAGCCAGCGGCTCAACACCGCTGACCATCATTGATTAGTTGAATGTCTTTTGTGATCCAAGGAACCTTGCGATCCTTGTGTATAACTTGGATACCCACTCTGGTCTCGGAACTGCCCATGTCACTGCAACAGCACTGATCAGTAATCCCAATTCCATTAGTTCATGTAGTATAAAACTCATATGTTTCTCCTAGTTGCGAATAGTTATTATTCGCAAGTACTTATAGATGATTATACGGGTCCATTGCCGTTGTGGTTCTGTTGTATTTCGGTTAGCCTGTCCGGACTGAGCCTCTTTATCAAGGACCTAGTGAGACCAGCGTTGAGGCACTGATCTATTGCTGTTTCTGGATCTAACCTAATACATGTCTCCATGATACCAGTGTTGGTCAAGGGAGTCCATGTCAGACACTCGTTTATGTGCCACACTTGGAAATCGTTGACTAGCATGTCGATCAACTGCTGATCGGGATCCTCCGCCAGGACGTCGATCCTGCCTCGATAATCCTTGTCAAATGAATTACGCATGTACGTGGCTCCGGCCTTGTCAAACTCCGTGGTCAGGTCTATGTTCCATTTCTTGAGGTACAGTGCCACGTATGTCGGGAGTCGAGACATGTATGCGTCACCGTTGAACCCAGTGGCCTGTATGTGAGGCGACCCTTCGTTGAGTAGTTGTCTGTAAAAACGGAACGGATGTTGTGTGGACAGTTGTACTAGGTCCAGCGTTTGATCACTGATCCTACCGGAGGTGTACCCCACGCCGCTGTAATCCAGCACCGCCCTGACCAACGCACAGTCGGCACCGCGGGAGTTGGGTGCGATGATGGGCAGGTCGTGTCCTTTTAGATCGTCGACTTGTCGTACTAGATCTTCGCAGAGCCTGTCTTCCGCAGTCTTCCTGTCCATTATCTGATCTCTCACAGGCCGGTTGTTGCCAAATTCTATATGCAGTCGTCCGTCGTAGTGACTGACCAAGTGGGGATTCCATATCTGGTTGTCTGTCACCAGCAGGTTGGAGACCACATCTCCCGAGTCCGATCTCCACAGCGGGAATCGTCTCAGTGCCTTGGTTGATATCTCCCAGTCGCGACCGTCACAGGTCAGCACACAGTTGACGTCCCCCAGTCCTTTTTCCAGTCGCAGGCCCGACGATGACCTGTGCGTGGTCCAACCGCGGTCAGTGGAGATTATCCATTCACCCATGCGGTGTTGCTCCGACAAGATATTGCAGGATGTTTTTGATATAGTGAAGAACATGCCTTGCCCCTCGACTACTTGGAATGTGGTGGTAGTTTCTTCTCCACCCACCATATGTGCTTCTGTGTGATGGGGTCGAACTTGCGAAGTCGCAGTTTCTGATTCTGCTTCTCGCCCTTGCCGGGTTTCATTGCGTAGTAGTAGAACCCATGGTCCTTCATCTTGGAGTCCTCGGGTACCAGTCTAACTTTTACGTATGGTTTCTTTGACTTTGGCTTTTTTGCCGCCATGATGGTATCCCATGTAGTATGCCACCGCTATGAACGTGGCGATTATTAGTGTGTGCCAGATGTAAAACATATGCTATTAATTATCGGAGTCGTCATCGGCCCTGCTGGAAACTATCCGGTCAACCAGTCCGTATGCCACTGCCTCCTCGGCGTTCATGAACTTGTCTCTCTCCATGTCCGCTTTGAGCTTGTCCAGGGGTTGTCCCGTGGTCTTCTCATAGATCTCCGTGAGTTCTCGTTTCCAACGTAGCAGTTCGTTGGCCCTGATCTCAACATCAGTGGCCTGCCCTGACGCACCACCCAACGGTTGGTGTATCATGTGCCTTGCGTGTGGCAACATCATTCGCTTGCCTCGGGTGCCCGCACTTGCTAGGAGTGAGCCCATAGAACAAGCCTGGCCCACCACTATCGTTTGTATGTCTGATCTCACATACTGCATGGTGTCGTATATCGCCATGCCTGCCGTTACCAGTCCGCCCGGCGAATTGATATAAAGGGTTATATCCTTCTGGGCATCTTGTGATTCCAAGAATAACAGTTGAGCACACAGCACTGAAGCGGTGTGTTCCTCTATCGGTCCTTCCAACATGATTATCCTGTCCTTCAGAAGCCTACTGAAAATGTCGTAACTTCTCTCGCCTTTGGATGTCTGTTCTATCACTATTGGTGTAAGTGGCATAGTGTTATAATACACTATAACCCTGTATAGGTCAACCTGGAATATCTGCTGTTATTACAGCACCAGGAGGTTGAGTGCGGTGCTGACCACGAATATGGTCATGAATGCCATCAGTGTGGCCATTATGAGTTGATCCAACTGATCAGGCCCATGATGGCGAAGAACGCCACGAACGCCCATGTGTCCGCCTTGTTTTTCTCTATCCTGTTGAACTGTTCTGTTAACTCTCGCTCGCTCATTACAACTGTATGGGCACGATGTAGGTCTTGCCGTCCACTTCTATGGTCGTTTTGATGCCCCAACAACGTTGCCATAATCTGTCGTCTTCCTCTTGGGGTGCGGATCCGTCCGCTGTCTGGTTGCTGACCCGCTTCTTCTTTGCTGGTGTGCTCAACCATTGGTGTTCTTGGTCTGTGTATATCATGTTTGGATTGTTCCTTTGTTTTACACTAATTTATCATGTTCGAGATCAAAAGTCTACTGCTATACGCACATAGGTGATATGCGATGGCGTTGGGTGACTTCCACTCTCGCATTCAATCACCCATGGTTGCCATGTATCTGATACTGTGTGATTATAACATGCCCAGACCGGGTATGCTACCTTTTATTTTTCCTGTGCGTAAATTTTTTGATCTTGAGGTACAGGTCCCTGTGGGGTCTTTGGCCCGCCCTGTAACTCGAAATAAGACCCATTATGATGCCGGGACAGGTGATGATCGCAATAACAATAAGGGCCGTCTTGATCATAGCAGTGTTCCATTGATATTGCCTAATACTATAGCAACAACAATAGCCGTAACAAATATGCCTGTGAGTATATAAAACAATTCCATATAAAGTATATATGCTACGGATGTTCGTGATGATCGTGCTCAACAATCAGTGCTATGACACGCTGTATCTCTGACTGTGTGTGCTGGATATCCTCATACACCACCGGTCTCTGATCCGGCGTCACATACTCCAATTGGGTCAGCAATTCCCACATGTTGATGTACAGCATCTGTAGTTCTTCCTTCAGTTCAAACACAGCGAACGTGTTCAAATGCAAAGCATCGGTGCTGAATGTGAGTAAGATGTAAATGATCAATACACGTGAGAGCATAAGGTTATTTAATGACTAGATCTGGCTCAACACTGCTATAAGGAACCGCACACACTTGCACTAGATCGTACCGGCTCACAAGCACATCGTGTAGCACGTCAGCGGATTCGGGGTCTAATTGACAGTAGTAACGATAGCACTGTGTACCCTTGTATGCTAGAACATAGTAGTATGGCATGTAGGTTATTATACGGTCAAACGACACGGTTGTCAAACCTGGGTATAGCAGGGTGTTTTTCCGCTGTGCATTTTTTTGTATATGGGGGTATTTTATCATTGCCCTACCAGTTTTACCACCATGCTCATAAAATGCTATGCGACCATGGTCAGATTTTTTTCTTTTTCGTTTCCGACACCGACCTGGCCGTCGGACTATGTCTGATAGCTCTCGCGGTTCTCCACGCTGTGCCACGCTGTGTGATCGTTCTAACAGTACATAACCCTTTACCATACTGCCCATGTGGCAACCACGCTGGCCCACCCAGCCACTTGGTGCTGGATGTCTGCTACACTATGATCAATCCCTAGTCCCCCACCGCGGTGGTAATCGTTGGTAAAGGCGATACGGCCACAGGTCAAACCCAGAAGGCAGGAGGCTTACCAATCGTTACCATGCCGGGAGACCAAACCAAAAACCAAGTGTTCTTGCATGTGGAATCCCTACCAAACATTACCGGATCCTGTGCTCGCGGTGCGAAACCCATTGGGGGATTTGGTTTGGTGCGGGAGGTCTTACCATTCCCTACCAAAGCACCGTTCTGGCTCGCCCACCATTCTATTGTGCTATTACCAACACTTACCAGCCGCGGAGTTAAATACACACATGATATCAAGCATACTGTTCTACATAGCAATCGTGGGCCTCTTGGCCTATGCGGCATATCTCAAGCATCAAA